TTATAATCCCCCTTTCTCTCTTACAGATATCACCTCCCCTTCATCAACCAGGACAACTACGCCACCTCCGCCCTGTAAAATGCTCTCCCTTGAGCCTTCGTAGTTTTTGACTTCAATGATTGCATTTCCGCTTCTCAGCATAGAGATGACAAGCCGGAAAAAACCGCAGGCGAGGGCGCGGCGGTTTTGGGCTGATTTCCCAGAGCAAAACACAATCTGCATATTTTCTCCTGGTCGCTACAGGGCGAGGTTAAGCTGATCCCTGCCGTAATGCGAGGCAGGAAAAGCATCTGACGGGATGAAGCCCGGTGATAATTTCTCTTGCGGGCCGCGTTTTGTGACCAGCTTTTCAACGCTGTTTAGCGTGGTAAAGGTGACGCTGCACTCGAAGTTCTGGCACTGGTGATAATGCCGAACGGTGGTGTTACTCAATGGACGACTGGTGCGCGTCTTAGCAACGGCACCACAGATAGGACACTTGAACATGATGGCCTCCCGGGCGGGAGTTGAACTCACTGTTATTATGGCTGCTATGACTCCGTTTCTGCAATCCATTCAGGTATTTTCGCTTCAAGCTCAAGTTGCGTTTTAAATCCGCCCTCGTCGATCGTGTGTGTGGCCTTCGCAATTATCCAGTCCTGATTATTAATATCTGCTTTAAAGCCCGACACTGTGCCATGCATTTCCGGGTACAGATCCGCACGGCCACGGGCGAGCGTCATATTAAATTCAGCAGCGCCGCGCTTAAGTTGTTGCCATTTTGCTACGGCGGCGCGTTGAGCACCAGTTTCGCTACTGTAGGTTGTCCGCAGCACAAAAACGTTACCATCTTCACCCGCGATATAATCCCCTTCCCTTGCGCTGCTGCGTGGCTTTTTCTGGGTCTTTTTCTTGCGGGCTTTAACCGTCACTTTTTTCTTTTTGCCGAACTCCAGATCCAGCCAGTACGCCTGCACGCCGGTGTAAGCGTCACGGTCGGCGATGCGGAACGAATGCCGGTCGCCACTGGATCGGGTGATCGCAAATTCCGGCAGGGCTTTGCCGTTCGCGCTGACGCCGCCACCCGGCAGGATAAACAGAAGGCTACCGTTTTTGACGGTGGCAATAGCTCCCAGCAGGTCGGCCATCCTCGTCAGAAATGACATATCGCTTTCCCGGGTCTGGTCGGCGTGGTCAATCTCGGCGCTCATCAGTTGCTCGGAAATCACCGGCGTCAGTTTGTAACGCCGGGCGATGGCTGACACGATGCGCTCAACCGTCACGTCATGCCATGACACCTCGCGCTTAACGTTAAACTCATCCCGGAAATCTGCACTGCGGGCGGTGATTTCCAGCCTGTCCGGCGGCCCCGAATGGGCGACCTCGTCAACGGTATAAACCCCTTTGTAAACCAGTGGCTCGCCCTGCCACCCCAGCGATACTGACAGCTCAGCACCACGCGGCGGCAGCTCGATCAATCCGTCGCTGTCGTCGATAGCAATGGTCAGCTCGTCGGCCTCAAATCCACGATTGTCGGTCAGCTCCAGCGAAATAATGCGCGGATCCAGCTGCGTCAGTGCTTTGCCGCCCATCAGGATACTGAAGGCCGGTACACGCGACAGTTCGGACTGATAGTCCTGGAATCGCTGTGCCCCTTCGTCCAGTAGCGCTTTTGCTTTGTCGATAGTGTCTGTCGTCAGTGCCATATGCATTCCCCCGCCGTTGATGGTTTCATGCGCGCGCGATGCTGGCGATGGCTTTTTGTTGTGACAGACCGGTCACAACCCTGAAGGCACGACAGCGGCGCGCCATCCCGGCGATGATGACCGCGAACTCACTCAACATGATGGCGGTAGAGTATGACCGACAACTTTTTTCACGGAGCGCGCGTCAAGGAAAATACCGACCTCCAGACCGCGATCAATGACATTGATTCAACGGTCATTGGTCTGGTCGCGGTAGCCGAAGACGCCGACCCTCTCACTTTTCCACTTAACACCCCGGTGCTGGTGACGCGTGTTATCAGTGTGCTCGGCAAAGCAGGTAAAACAGGTTCGCTCTACAAATCGCTGAAAGCTATTTCCGACCAGGTCAGCACCCGCGTGATTGTCGTGCGCGTTGCTGAGGCTAAGGTCGGGGAAGATGAGCCGACACAGTCGCAGCTGATTATCGGTGGCACGAAGGCTGATGGCAGCTACACCGGGATGTTTGCCTTCCTGACGGCGGAGCAGAAAACCGGCTATCGCCCGCGCATTCTCGGCATTCCGGAGTACGACACCGCCGAAGTGACCGCGCAGCTGCGGGTTATCGCGAAGCAGCTGCGGGCGTTCTCATACAGCTACTGCGACGGCTGCGACACCATTGCGGAGGCGAAAACATACCGCGAGACGTTTGCGGAGCGCGAGGGAATGCTGATCTGGCCGAACTTCATCGCCTATAACCCGCTAACCGGTGTGAATGAAGAATTCCCGGCGGTGGCTTATGCGCTGGGTCTGCGGGCGCTTATCGATAACGAGCAGGGCTGGCATAAATCACTGTCTAACGTGCCGGTGAAAAATGTGCTGGGGATTGCGAAGGATGTGTTCTGGGCGTTGCAGGCGGAAGATTCCGACGCCAACGAGCTGAACGCCAACGAGATCACCACGCTCATTAAGCGCGATGGCTTCCGATTCTGGGGCAACCGCACCACCGACACCGAAGAATTCATTTTCGAGGTGTACACGCGAACCGCGCAGATTCTGGCAGACAGTATCGCAGAAGCGCAGTTCACCACCGTGGATACCCCGCTGACACCCGCGAACGTGAAAGACGTGGTGAGCGGAATTAACGCCAAGCTTCAGGCGCTGGTCACGGCAGGCAAGCTGATTGGCGCGGCCTGCTGGTATGACGTTGTCGATAACCCGGTAACAGGCATTCGCCAGGGTAAAGCTATCGTTCGCTACAATTACAGCCCGGTGCCACCGCTGGAAGATCTGACGATGATCCAGACATTCACCGATCAGTATTACGAATCCGCGTTTGCATCGCTGGGAGGTGAATAGTGGCTATTCCTAAAAAACTTCGGCTGTTCACCGTTTTTGTGGACGGCGTGAACCATATCGGCAAAGTCCCCAGCGTGACGCTGCCGAAAGTGACCCGCAAGACCGAAGATTACCAGGGCGGCGGCATGCTGGGCTCGGTTGCTGTTGATCTCGGTCTGGATTCCGGGGCGCTGGATGCGTCGATGATTGTCGGCGGCGTGGTCGAAGAGCTGATCCTGAAGTACGGCGGCGATATCGACGAAATGCGCCTGCGCTTTGTCGGTGAGTTTTACAGCGGCGGCACCAGCTCGTTACTGGAAGTTGAGATGCGCGGGCGTATCACCGAAATCGATCCGGGTGATGCGAAACAGGGTGATGATACCAACCACACCTACGCCATCAAAAACACCTACTACAAGCTGTCAGTGGACGATAAGCCGCTGCTGGAAATCGACCTGTTGAACTTTATCTACAAGCGCAACGGGGAGAATCTCTACCCGGATCGCATTATGTCGGCGCTGGGTCTCGGCAGCTGATAACCCTTTTACTCACCTTTAAGGCGGCCTGCTGGCCGCCCGGAGAAAATACTATGTCCGTTACTCTCAGTAAGCCGGTTAAGCGCGGCGATCAGGAAATTATCACCATCACTATCACCGACACCATCAAACAGGCGGGGTCGCTGCGTGGTCTGCGTCTGGTTGACGTGCTGAACTTCGATTTTGATGCGGTCTCCACCCTGCTGACGCGCACCACCAGTCCGCAACTGACCAGCACCGAAATTGCCGCACTAGCAACCGGTGACTTCACCGCGCTGTGCGAAGAGATTACGCCTTTTTTGACGAAACCGGCGCCGTCCGCACCGAACGCGGCGGAGACGGGGAGCGAATAAGAGAGGCGGTATTTTCTGACGTCGACGATCTGATCGCCGACATTGCAGTTATTTTTCACTGGCCGCCCTCCGAGATGTACGGCATGGAGCTGCGCGAGCTGATGGCCTGGCGCGAGAAGGCGGCCATTAGAAGCGGCAACCATGAACAGGAGGATGACGACGATGGATCTTAGTATTCGCGTTGCGTTCAGCGCCATTGATAAGCTCACCCGCCCGGTCAGTGCCGCCAGTAAAGCGATTGGCGGCCTTTCGGACTCCCTCAAAAAAACACAGTCTTCTATCAAAGACCTGGAAAAAAGCGCGTCGTCTTTCGACAAGTTGCGCTCACAGGCCAACGACACCGCACAAAAACTCAGAAGCACCCAACGTGCCTTTGATGGTCTCAATCAGAAGCAACGCGAAGGCGGGCAGCTTACCGAAGCGCAGACTGCGCGGCTTGAAACGCTGCGGAATAAACTCTCGCGTCTGACGGACGCTTATAACAAACAGACCACCCAACTACGCGCGGCCGGACAGGCAGTGCGCCAGCATGGCGTTAACCTCAATGCCGGTAGCGGTGCGGTGCAATCTGCCATCCGGCGAACCGAGCAATACAACCAGATGCTTGAGCGCGAGCGGCAGCGCCTCGCGGCGGTGACGCGCGCGCAGGCCAGCTATGAGAAGGCAAAAGACGCCGGCGCCAAGTTGCGCGGCGGCGGCACGATGGCGATAGTGAGCGCGGGTGCTGCCGGATATGCTGGCGGGCGTTTTTTGGCTCCCGCAGTTGGCTTTGATGAGGAAATGTCCCGCGTTCAGGCGCTGACCCGACTTGATAAAGGCGACGCTCAACTTGCGGCATTGCGTGCGCAGGCGAAAAAACTTGGTGCTGAAACGGCGTTTACCACCCGCGACGCCGCAAGTGGTCAAGCGTTCCTCGCGATGGCCGGCTTCACTCCCCAATCAATCCAGGCGGCCTTACCCGGCGTGCTGAATATGGCGCTGGCCGGTGGGATGGAGCTGGGCGAAAGTGCCGATATTGGCTCAAACATTCTTTCCCAGTTTACCCTCCCTGCCGGTGAAATGGATCGTGTCAGTGATGTGCTGACGGCTGCGTTTACCCGTACCAATACGGACCTCCGAAGCCTTGGCGACACAATGAAATACGCCGGGCCCGTGGCGTCAAAGTTGGGTATCAGCCTGGAGGAAGCTGCCGGTATGGCGGGGATTCTGGCTAACAACGGACTTCGCGGTAGTGATGCTGGTACGGCTATGCGTGCCTCGCTGGCCCGACTCGCGTCCCCCACAGCTGGAGCGGCAAAGGCATTAAAGCAGCTTGGCGTATCAGTATCTGATGCCAGTGGCAAAATGCGGCCAATAGAAACCATTCTTTCCGACCTCTACAAGACGACTAAAAAATACGGACAGGTTGATCAGGTCAGCTTTTTTAAAGATATCGCCGGGGAAGAAGCTTTTGTTGGCCTGCAAACGCTGGTTGCTGGCGCTGGAAGTGGGGAGCTGCAAAAGCTCGTTCGCGAACTTAAGGGTGCGGGAGGGGAGGCATCCGCCGTCGCTAAAAAAATGGCTGACAATCTGAGCGGCGATCTTAAAAACCTTGATAGCGCGTGGGAGGGGTTTCGTATTCAGGTTGAAGAAACTATTGATGGTCCGCTTCGTAAATTAACACAAGGTTTAAGTGATGCGATTACAGTGGCGAGCGAATGGGTTAAAACCAACCCGCGTATCGCCCAGACCCTATTGCTTGTTGCGGGCGGCGCGCTGGCGCTGACTGTCGCTGTTGGCGCGCTCTCGCTTGCTGTCGGTATTCTGATTGGCCCACTGGCTAAACTACAGCTTGGCTTCACGGTGCTAACCGGTGGTCGCGGCATTCTCGGCACCGTTGCCGCATTCCGCACCCTGGGTACTGTCGCTGGCCCGGTAATGGCAAGCATGCGCGGCTGGCCCGTCGTTATATCGGGTATCGCATCCGGTTTCGGAAGAGTCTCCGCTCTCATGCCCGCCATTCGGGCCGGGTTAATGGGTGCGTTTCTGGCCCCGGGTGCGGCGCTGGCGTCTCTGGGTAAAAATCTTGCCATACTGATGCTCAGGCTAACCGGCCTCCCTGCGCTCTGGGGAATGATCACCGGTGCAGTATCAGTGCTGGGCGGGGTGCTGTCTTTCCTGCTTAGCCCGATCGGGCTGATTGGTGCTGCGTTTGTTGCGGCGGGGCTGCTGATCTGGCGGTATTGGGAGCCTATCAAGGCGTTTTTCTCCGGGTTCTTTGCTGGCGTATGGCAGGCACTGACGCCGCTCAGGAGCGCCTTTTCTTCGCTGGCGCCCGTCTTCTCCGCTCTGGGTAGCGATATTAAGGCCGTCTGGGAGTGGTTCAAAAACCTGTTAACGCCGATGCAGACCAGCAAAGAGACGCTGGATAAATGCGCCTCTGCCGGGGAGACATTCGGCCGGGTGATGGGGACGGCGCTTAGTGTTCTGCTGTGGCCGCTTCAGCAACTCATGAACGGCGTAGACTGGCTACTTAAGAAGCTGGATCTCATCCCTGACGGGATCGACAAAGCCAGGCAGCAGGCTGATATGGCACAGCGGGATCTTGAAGCCTCTGCGGCAGCGCTGGCCGGACATCAACTCCCGTTAGGAAAAGCGGAAGTGTACAAGCCTGCCGGCGATAAGCCTCCGGTCATCACAGGTGATAACGGCACGCTGCGACGCCTGAACAGCATCGCTGATAACACGAAGGCGACAGCCAACAATACGAAGAAAATCGGCCCCGGCGACATTGTCTTTAAAAACCTGCCGCGCGCACTGGCGCTGCGTGGCGCTTATCAGGAGGCGCGGGTTATTCCCCAGCCTGTGCCGCGCGTGTCTGCGGCTGCGGCCGGCGGCGTTCTGTCAGTACCGACGGCGACGCAAGGGGCGACTTCTGCGCCGGTCGCCGCGGCTTCGGGGGCGGCGCCGTTCTTCCAGTTGGTCTTTAACGACGTCGGCAAACGCTCGGATCAGGAGCTTGAAAAGATGGTTCGCAACGCCGTGCGCGATGCAATGGCCAGCACCCGCAAAACTGACCGTGGTTCATTCCGCGATCGGGAGTAAGGAGGTTTTTTATGATGATGGTATTCGGGATGTTTGTTTTTACGCTGCGCACTGTCCCGTATCAGCAGCTGCGCCACTCGCAGGAGTGGCGTCACGTTAAAAATGACCGGGTTAATCAGTCGGCGAGCTGGCAGTACATCGGGCCCGGTGACGACACGATCACTCTTGACGGTGTGCTCTACCCCGAAATCACCGGCGGGCGGTGGTCGCTGTCGGCGCTGGAGACCATCGGCTTTGCCGGTCGCCCCTGGCCGCTGATTGAAGGTGACGGGCAGATCTACGGGATGTACGTCATGACGCGCCTGGAGCGGGGAAAAACGGAGTTTGATCGCTATGGCAACCCCAAAAAGATTGAGTTCACGATTAGCCTCAGTCGGGCTGATGCGGATTTTCGCGAGAAACTACAGACGTCCTCAGTCAGTGATGTACTGGATGATCTCAAGACCAGCGCGACCAAAGCCGTTAACTCGGTTTCAGACTCCCTCAGCAGCCTGTTTTAACCCACAAAAAAGCCCCTCACCTGAGGGGCTTTCACTACCGGCAGATATCGCTATTTCTGACGATGGCGGTACCACACCGCCACTTCTGACGACCTGCAGCACTGTTAATTTTGATGGTGCTCGATACTCATGCCACCCGCGCCCAGCACATCAGCAGGATGTGAGATTCAACAATGCTAAGGGCGGTACCGCTACCCAGGTTACCTGTTTTACCGCTGAATGAGTGCTCTTGCTCCGGGATGATCATCTCGTGTTCATGATCGTCCACTTCGTCGGTTTCGCCCAGGTTCGCGGGGTTAAATCGCTGGCTAATGTCGCCGCCAATCTCCCACGGGTTTTCCCGGCTTGGGACGCCACCATGCTTGTGTTTGCCAGCAGGTTTCGTTTTCAGGTTTTGTTCCGGGTGGTTGCTGATTTCTCCGGTGACGTCAATCTGCACTGCCGGAAGGTTCGCCTTCTGAATATCGACGGTATCACTCCCGCCAGTTGTGCCAATATCTGAACCATTAGCGCTGCCGACACGAATGGTCTTTTTCTCCCCCGTATATGCCCACTCAGTCCACGGATAACGCTCATTAGGATCAATGTTCTGCGCGTAGAATTTCACTGTACCAACGGGGTTGTCCAGCTCCCATGCCGAGCGAATGGCTGCGGCAATGGCCAGCTTTACGGCGCGAGGCGTCGCCGCCTTCTCCTGATCGTTGCTATCAATCTTATTGCTCAGTTGGGTAAATCCCTTTTCATCCAGCGTTGCATCAGGGTGATCTCGCGAGGCCGCGTGCTCGCTCAGTTGCTCATCGGCATAGTCTTTGGCGTTGTTACCGGCATTAATCACATCCTCGACGGTCGCCAGTACGATCCCAGGATCCACAATGAGTTCAACCGCCTCGGTACTGCTTACTGCCAGCCAGATGCGGAGGATGGTAAAGCGCCCTGAGCCTTCCGTCAGTGCAGGCTTATAGGTTTCCGGGACGTTGGCAACCGCCATGCACTCGCCGGCATCATCAAACAATGCCGCCTCCCGTATGGTAAATCCACCTACCTCCGGAGGAATGATCATCTCAGCGATAATAATGCTATCGGCATCGGACAATTTCAGGCTGTTCAGCTGGGTACGAAAAAGCTCATTTACCAATGAGGTTTGTTCTTCTCGCGGGGTTGTCACACTGCCGCCACCATCACCGACGGACATTTGAGAGAAGATGACCTTGTCCCCGTTAACAATTGCAGCAGCTATTTTCTCCCTGCCTGCGGTCGTAATTAGCGATTTAAAAGTTTTGTTCATCTTGATTGATCCCGCATTGTTTGACGGTTATCAGTTGTCGCGTGTTAAGTTCGCCTGACGCCCGTCATCTCACGTCGATTTTAACGGATTCATGTGATCGACACTCTACGTAGCTGTGCTCGCTATCTGGCTTTGAGGGCGCAGCATCCGGGTATTTATGGTTAGTCTTCAGTCCTGCCCTGTTACGTCCGCAGCCTGCTGGCGCGCAGATCCGCGCTCCCACATCCAATATGCCACCGTGAAATATAAGGATTCATTCTTTTTCAATACTTAATATTATTGCCAGTAATGGAGTAATAACCCATGCATAGTCAGGCATCTTTGTTTGAATTATCACCCCAACAATTAAAATACTGTAAACGTAACCAATTCTTTTCCCCTGCCAGTGTATTTTCATTCATCACCTCTTTTTCATGTTTTCGTTAACGATACAAAAACATTCCCGCCATAACGGCGGGATACATCCATAAAATTTTCGCTCTTAACTCTCCGCAAAATCAGATTCGAATAGCTCTTTATCAATAAAGCTTTCAAAACCTTCTCCGTTCAGCATGTAGTAACCTCCCGCTCTCGGCTTCTCACGCAAAACATAATCTGATGAAACCGCCAGTTCCTTCCCGTTACTGTCGGTTATGGTGGCGGTGTAATCAGGGTTAATAGCAATGTTTTCAATAAGCATTGCCTGAACCGTTTTGTTTGAACGATACGTAATGAGTGCCATCAATACCTCAACTGATACCTGAATCGAAACGAATTGCCAGCGTAACTGATGCGCTGCGACGGTTTTCTAAAACGATATACTGCCCACTCTGGTACACGCAGAGTTTGTTTGTGACTGACGCGTCAGGCTGCGCCTGAGAAAGATTGACTCCATCACCAATAATTCCCGTGGGTTTTGGCGCTTTGTTAGGCACGTTAAAGAACGAGCCGAAAAGGGTATTGTCATCTTCCAGGCCCGTAATTTTGTACTCACCACGGCGGTTGTTTACTCCGGCGCCGACGATATGGGTGTAACTCGCACCTGCCGCTATAGTCACCGTAGGCGACACATAGCCTTTGTTATACAGATACCCTTCGCTATACAGACGCATGATTTCCGTTGGTGCTGTTGCGGGGTCCGCTGTGTTACCCATCAGGAATTTGAGCACGGTCCCGGTATCTGTTGTTCCGGCTATGGAGTACTGCTCTGCAAGAGCTGATACTGTCCTCTGAATATTTGCCATAACAGACAGTCGCCACATGTTCCGGACGCTAGAATATGACGTGTAAGACCCAACAGGAGCACCATCAATATAAACCTCACGCGCTGCGTTGGGGCTATTGCTGAAGTCAATGCCCCCTGCAAAATTCGCGACAGATGCCCGCCCCGTATCAATATAACTGTTGAACCTGATATCTTTTACAATACCCTCAACCTTGATAATGGGAGCCACATCATCTGCTCTCGTCCCGATATGCGTTATCTGGCCGCCATTAAAATGAACACCGACACTGGAGATGATGCGAACTGCTGGAGCTATATTGGCATTCGGTATAAGAGAAACGCCTTCTTTGTCTTTCAGATCGTTATTGCGGTTTACGCTCGGCGTATCGACAGTAACTCCAACGCAGTTACTGATATAGAAATGCTGGCAGTTCCAGTTTCTTGGCTCAACATGAGGCTGAATTAAACGAATGCTATGATGTTTATTGTTTGCAGTAGTACCGCCCATACAAACAAAACCACGGCAGGTATCTCCTCCGTTGTATTCCGTCGGTTCCAGCTGCAAGTGAATAAAAGTCAGGTTGTTGGAGTTATCATCTGCACGTTCCTGAATATATACCGAGTTTCTTCCCCAGTTCTGAATGTGCAAATTCACAAAGGTAGAATCCCACGCATGACCTACTACGAATGGGTTACTAAACCAACCTACTTTCACATCTTCGACGTAGGACAGTCTCACTGCGCTGATTGTCGTGGACTCTCCAAGCTTGATACCCATATAAGCCGTCAAGCCAGGTCCTGATAATGACCATCCCTTCCACATAATGCGACACGTGCGAAACTCCATAACCCGGTCATCTGCTGTATCAGAATAGAACCGAGTCTGGTTAGCACCATCACCAACCAGAGCATAAATGCTCATGCGAGACTCAGCCCCGCTTGTGTCAAGGTTCGTTAAAATCTCATTAATTTTTGAGACATAATACGGCTCATCCATGCCAGGGGCATAAACAGCCTTACGTTTTTTTGCCCCATCTTTTAACGCCTTAAGTAATGCCGGCGCCCAGTCCAGCGTTGCTGGGTCATCTTCCTTTGGAACGCACAGGTGTTTATATTCCCAGAGATTGATTTTCTGAGCGGACAAAAACACTGCGACATTTGCAGCAACCTCACAGGAGTCGTTCCTGGCCCAACCGTCAAGATAAGCCCCCAGGCCATATTCTCTTGAACTCAGATCCTGGCGAATCACGGCATCAGACGTATACGCCCAGCGTCCAGCACCAATTCCGCCCGACCCTTGAGGTGTGCTACCAGCCAGAACCGTTTTCGGAAACTCCCCTGTCCACACAAGGCGATAACTGTCAAACAGGATTTCTTCACGCGGTGATTCCAGGGTTGCGCCCTCGGCGAACGTCTTTACAGCACTGACTTTTTCGGCGATCGATTCATCTGCTGTTTCGGCCTGGTCTCTGAGATACCGCGTGCGGCTTGCCAGGATTTTCAGTGGTCTGTTTGCCACGCCGTCCAGCCCCCCAGAAACACGCTCGTTTCTGGAAATCAGCTCAATCTCTTCTTCCCACGATGAGGATTCTGGCAGTCTGGTCATAGTCTTACCCGTAATTAAAATTGCCGTCGTGGAAAATCACGCCGTTGTAAGTAATATTTTCTTCCGGCTCAAAGTCTTCCGGATAGATACTGATAATGTCGCCACTGCATAGCGTTGATCCCGCCCAGATGTCTCCCGCCACCTTTACTGCGATGTTGAGTCTGGCCGCGTGCCTGCTGACCGGTTTTGCGTCGTCAATCAGTCGATTCAGTTCAGCCAGCGTCTTTTGTGTCAGCCCAACCTCGTTAACACCCACTTCCAGCCTGAAGGTGCCCGGCTCGTCACCGACCTCAAACCACTCGGCAAACGTGGCGGTAAACCCCATATCCTCAACAACACGCCGCACCGCAGCTCGCGTACCCTTGCGCCGATGCAGCCAGTACGATCGTTGTATGGCGGCAATCTTTCGCTCCGCCGACCACCCCTTATCCCACCTGTCAACCGATAGCGCCCATGCCAGATACGGCAGCAGATCAACCGGACAGGCCGTCGGCGTCCACAGCGTGCGAAGTGCAACGGTGATTGCCGACAGTCTGGCGGCACCTGCTTCGGTATAGCGGAGCCAGTCTCCTGATGATGGTGGCAACAGAGAGTTACTCATCCGTCCCGCCGTTTTCCACTTCGTAGCCGGTATTTCGTGCTACCTGTGTGTTATCGATCTGCAGATCGCTTTCCGGTGCATTTATCACCACGCGCTGTACCCCCTGCACATGCAGGGCCGCCGAGATAGCGGAGCGCACTACGTCCCGGCCGATTTTTTTATCGGCGTTCGACAGAAAGGTTTGCAGTGAAGCCATGGCGGCATTAATGATCGGTTCCGATTCCGGGCCCGGGTACAGATACAGAGTGGCATCAATCGCATATTCAATAATCTCAGCACCCTGCACCGTCACACGATCGCCCAGCGGGCGCGTATCTTCATCGTTGACGGCGGCCTGAACTGTCGCTAGCAGCTCGGCTGATGGCGTGCCGTCTCCGTCACTGGAAAGGATGGCGATCACCACTTCTGCCGGCGACGGGCTGGTTGCCCGTACGGCCGCAACCTTACCACTGGCGCTGCGGGCGAAATACTCATAGGCAGCTGACGGCCCGGCAACGCTCATTCCTTCGAAGGCCGCCTGCGCGCGCAGGCGTAGCGCCTCATCGCTCTCCATCACTGCATCTGCGGTATCTGTCGCTTCGGTAATAACAAGGCGTTCTGTGTCGAGGTTGGCGGCAATATTATCCAGATCGTCGCTGGTCGCATGACTCAGCATGCAGGCTGCGGCACCTTCATTGATACGCTGGCGCAGCAGCAGTTCACGATATGCCATCGCCTGAGCAATGATATTCAGTGGCTCTGATTCCAGTGCCATTGCTGCCGCGACGGTGGATTGCTGATCCTCCGGGAATGCAGCCACCATCACCACTTTCACCTCAGCAAGAATAATTTCGAAGTCCAGCTCTTCGATAATGGTCGGCGATGGCAGTTGTGATAGATCAATTGTCGGCACTGGCCCCCCCTTTTAGTGTCACTGCGCGAGTGCTCTTTTCCATGGTCTCGGTTAGCGTGCCGGACAGTTCTGCTGTCACGGCGCCACTGTTGGAGTACGTCACGTTGATGGTCTCCAGTACAATGCGTGGCTCCCACGCGGCCAGCGCGATGACTGCCGCGCTCATCAGCTGCAGGCGGGTGACGTCGTTTTTCGGGCTGTCGATAAGGTCAGGGCACATTGAGCCGTAATTTCGGCGCATCAGGCGACTCCCGACCGGCGTCAGCAGAATGTCGTTAACTGACTGCCACACATGATCCTCGTCGGTCAGGGTGCCGGTACCTGCAGCATTCATACCGCGATAGCGTTCTGTCATTTTGTGTCCACCGTCCAGTTGCCACCACGCTCAACCCCGCCATGATTGTGATCATCTACCTGCACGCCGTTAGACGTGAACGCTCCGCCGGTATGGGCAATATCTCCGTGCATCTCACCGCCTTCGGTGACGTTCAGATTTTTGGTGGTTAGCAGGTTGGTGCATTCCACCTCCGGCGTGTCCAGAGTGATTTTGACTGACGCCTCAACCACGGCGGATTTAACCCCCTTCACCTGCAACGCGCCCGCCTCCGCGTCATAGCGGAACGTCGCCCCGTCCGGAGCGGTCACCACCATCTCGTTACGCGACGCCCCTGGCGCCGGGTTGTCGGCGCTGTACAGGCTCCCGCCGATAAACGCGACGTCGGTATTACCCCCCAGGCACAGGAACCAGACCTGCTCGCCGATGGATGGTGGCACCCAGACTTTAAACGCCCCGGCGCGCTGTGCGTTCCAGCGCAACCAGGTGGTTTCCAGCTCGCCGCTTTGCACGCGGACGCGCCATTTTCCCTCGTCGATCTCCGTTACCGTGCCGGTACGGGCGATGCTCTCAAGCAGGCGAAGCAATTCGGCAATTCCCATCAGCTTATCCCCAGCGAGTCAATTACCTGGCGGGCTATCGCCATGCGGTCTGCCTTGCTCAGGCCCAACAGCTCACGGCGGGGATAGGTTGCCATTGCGCCTCTGTCGTTGACTCTGTCGCGCAGGCCGAGCTGATGAACGCGGGCAATTCGCGCGGCAACGCCGGAATAACCCACCTCCGCACCATCAGCGGTGGCGCGGGTCTTCAGGAAGCGCGCGGTACGCAGGCGCCGGAACATTGGATCGGCTTTCGTGGTATTGCGGCGCGTCTCGTTAAAGTTGATATCAAGATAGCGCTCAATGTCTTCGCGATAGAACGAACGGACTGCGCCACGCTCTTCATCAAAGCCGGTCAGCATGCGGCCACGACTGCCACGAACGGCCCGCCAGTTACGCAGGCGACGGTTTTCACCCTGCCAGACAAAACCTATCCCGGCCTGTGAGCGCAGCACACGACGACGACGGGTCGGATACTTCGACCCGTCCGGCGCTTCCTGTCTGCCAATGCGCTGGCTCTGACTACGGCGTAACGTCGTGCCGACTATGCGGGCGGTTCTCTGCCGTCCAGTCGGAGACATGCCCGACAGAATGGCAGCAAATACGTCATCAAGCTGATTGAACAGTGCATCATCATTGCTCATGCCAGCGATCCTCCTGACTCCGGATCAAAGACCATTTCCCACTCTCCCCCATTGAAGCGAGGGCGCGACTCGGCCAGGTGCTCTGCCTTCGGTGTGCCGTTCTCACTGGTCACAATGACGCGCTCCCAGACCGGCACCTTAAACAGAATGTCGGCGACGTCGTCGTTGACAATATCGGCGTCAAATTCCACCTTGCGGTTATTGTCGGGATTCAGCAGCAGATCCGGCTGTTGCTGCCACACCCACGCCAGCAACGGCAACATGAGATCGTCAATCTGGCCGGGAAAATCCATCGCCAGCACCTGAATGGTGTAGTGGTACATGAACGACGCTTCGCCGGTCGCTTCGATCTGGATATGACCTTTTTCCACCCAGACCGTGATTTGTTCCGGGTTGGCTTTGCACCAGGCGTTACCGGCGATCAGCGCAGCACGCAGCAATTCAGCTTTTTTCACTTTATCCCCCTGGCAATGCGTCGTAATTCCAGTTCACGGATCCCCGCCTTATCGGCGTTGCAGGTATCCAGCGCGTCGAGTAATGAATCCGTCCAGACAGCCAGCCCGCCCCACGTCATCGGCCTGGCCGGCGGCGGCGGGACGTCAGTTTTTGCCGTCAGGCTTTCCGGTAAGGGCTCCTGAATAATCTGCGGCGCTGACTTCTTCGGCTCGCTGGTACAGGCTGTCAGCGCCAGCAGCAGGCACAGGAGCCACGGCGCAGCCGTTACCGGCCAGTGCGGTTTTGATGTTTTCACGTCGGTGCTCTCCCGTTGCGGTGCGCTGCTGGTTTAGTGCTTTCAGTCCGGCCTCAACCTGATTGACGTCCTGGCGTAGCGCCCTGACCTCGGTCAGCACGTCGCCGGTTTGCTTCAGTTCTTCCCGGGTGCTGGTCAGTGATCGCTCTGCCTGTTCGCGCTTATGGCTTTGCCAGGCAAGACCACTGGCGGCGGCAATCAGCAGGACAAACGTCACGATGGCAAGAATGGCTGTCGCTTTCATTTCGCCCCCTTCAGCGCGGGGTCGGATAAGCACCACGCCTGAAAATCTGTCCGGCGATTAACCAGCCCCTGCGAGCGCTTCCCGGCGGAGTTGACAAAGTCCGTCAGCCGTTCGCATACCCCTTTCCAGTTGCCCGCCTGCGCGTGGCGCCAGAGGGTGGTTCGCACCTTCTGTCCTTTGGCGTTGGTGTACCAGCCCAGCCCGGTACAGCCGACGTTAAAGGTGCCGTCTGTCATGCTCTCGAAGACTTTCTGCGGTGCAGCGGCACCGTTAAATTCACGGTTCGTGCATTTCTCAGCGCGCAAAAGGTCGTTAACCCAGCGCTCGGCGATCTCGCCCTCGGCATACTGGCGATCCTCCACTTTTGAGGTGGAGCCGATCCCAATAGTCAGCACGCCAGCCGGGCAATAGTACGGGGTCTTTCGGCAGTCCTCGTACTTCGCCATCTTCAGTTGTGCTTCCGGACTGGTTCGCAGCGCCTGCGGCCACAGCGTGGCGGCCAGTGAGATGATCGCGGCGGTTGAGCAGGCAATAATGCGTTTTTTCATCGTTGCGCCCCCCGAATGGTACTGATCAGCTCTTTAACGTCCTGGCGGTTCTCGGTGTCGTCGCGAATCGCGTCGATCAGTTCGTTCAGCAGCGTGTTGTTGGTCTCCTGAATACGCGCCATGCGGCGGCGATGCAGCTCACCAAGCAAGGCGGCCACAATACCAATCAGCACCCCAATGGCGGCCAGCCAGTCCTTTTGCGTCATCACGCCGATGCTGGTCAGCAGCGTTGACCAGGAGTACGTCACGCCATTCCAGATGCGATTAATTAAGTCCATAGCTGCACGGTCTCCTGTGTCGCGGTGGCGCTGATTTCCGGCAGCTCCACCACCTGGCCGGCGTCGAGAAAAATCTGACCGGCCAGCGCTTTGTTAGCGGCGAGGACTGCCTCAGTCACGCCCTGCGTGGTGCCGTAGTGCCGCTGACATAACAGGTCTACCGTGTCGCCCTGCAACGCTTTGACTTTCATCAGAACGCCTCCGCAGTATTACGCACGGTGCCGCGAATGTCGGAGATAGCCCAGCGCGCATCGCGCCACATATCGTCGGCCTGTGAAGCCAGCGCGACGGCGCGTTTCTCGCCCGCGTCGCCGGTGGTGTCCACGTCCCGGTTCGTGCCGAGGATATGCGCGCGAGCGATACTGAATACCGCACGGCGGTAGCGATGAACCTTCACGCTCTCGCTGTTCACCCTGACCGCCGGGACGTCGGCCAGTTGGGTGTAACCCGCTGCGAGCTGGGCGGCCTGCCAGTCAGCAAGCTGTTCGAGGGTGTGGGATACCCCCTCAATAACGGCTTGCTTCAGGCGCGAGGTGGTCACCGCGCCATTGATACGCATCTCCATGCGCACATCGCTCAGGGCGATTTCCGGCCAGAACGTCCCGGCGGTGACTTTCTCGCCACCGTCGTCAGTGTCCGGCACATCCTCCGAGGAGGGGGTAACAGTGCGACCGGCTACAAGGCTCATCGCGTCGTCTCCTGAATAGGTGGCGGTGGGCGGACGGAGAAAAGAAAACGCAATGCGTTGCAGATCTCCGCCCGCGCCGCCAGCGCACGGGGCGCAAGTCGGTTATTTTTTGGCGGCTGGCGCTTTTTTCACGGTTGTTTTGCGCGCTGCCGGTTTACGGGTTGGGCTTTTGCGGGTGGCTTTGGTCGCTGTGGCGCTGGCCGCTACCGCCGGATCTGACGATGCTGCAGCTTCGCCTGCGCCGTCCGCTGCGGTATCGCCGCCAGCATCGCCAGCGCCTTCGGTGCCTTCTCCGCCATCGGTGCTATCGGTACCGTCAGTACCTGTCTGTGCAGCGGCTTTCTTAACCACGCGGGCCAGTCGCTCGATCTCTTTTTTCACCCCGGCGCCCGCATCCAGCGTCAGCGCCTGGCGCAACAGTGCCAGCGCGGTGGTCTGTTCTTCGGTTGTGCCGTTACGCAGCGCAAAGGCACGCGCTTTGCATAGCTTGGCGCGAACCACGTCGGGCATATCGCTGCCGGCGGTAAAGTCCGCAACCTCATCAAGCACCGCCAGGTACGGTGTGACGTCGGTGGTATCGTCTGCCTTGACCTGTACCAGGATCGGATCGCAAATCTCATCGACCAGAACGGTTGCGGCGGTACGGTTGAAGCGGTCAGGCATCAGCAGACCATGCGTGACGACATAGCGACCAATGCGGGCGGCCAGCGCGTAATCACCGGCATCGATCGCCCAGACCATCAGGGTGACAATCACCTCATCCTGTCGGCCGCTGTCGCCGTCGAGCGTGCCCTCGATCCAGCCCTCGTAATGCGGCAGCAACTGGCGTTTCATCGCCGCTTTTGCCTGGTCAGACTGCACTCGCTTTAATGCACTCTGATCCATGCGTAGCCGGTGCATGATCTGCTCGTGCGCCGTCCGGGCGGTATCGGACTGCTCGTCGGTTTTGCCATGACGTTCAGCCATGACGCGTTGAAAATGTTTTTGTGCCGGTGTCAGCATTGTCTCTTCCCCGATTAACGGCGGGCCGAAGCCCGCCAGTGCGCGGTTACTCGCCGCCCGGTGCTTCGGCAAAGGTGATGCCGTCGATAAAGGCCACCGCGCCGTAGTCTTCCACGATGAAGTCATCGTTTGAGGACTGGTACGTTGCCACGCGGTTGTATTCCGGCTCCTCTTTGATCGTCCGGCGCAGACCACCACGCTGGTAGTAGATCGAGAGGTTTTTAAACGGCGTGATAAGAATCGCGTTACCCGGCATGTAAGGCGCGATAAAGGTCGGCATGTTGCCTACGCGTTCCTGCGCCACAATCAGCTGACCAGCCAGCATTTCGGTGTTCGGGTTGGTCTGGCTTATGGCATTGATGGTCGGGAAATTGCTGGTTGTCAGCAGATCGCCGGACAAAATCACCACGTTGTCAGGGTTACGCTTGTGCCACTCGTCCATGAGGCTGTTTTTGGCGTCATAGACCGCCGCCGCTACGTTGCCGTAGGTGCCCTGCGCGACAATGGCGTTGTTCTGGTCGCGCGAGGTGATCGTCACGCCGGTAATGCGGCGGTGCGCCGCTTCGTTGCGGATTTTTTGCAGCCAGCCAATACCACAATCCTGCAACAGCGGATTCGCTGCGCGGTCTGATGGGTCGGCGTAACTGGTACCGTTAAAGCCGATCATGATGCGGTCGAGCGACATCTGACGGGCCATCGCAGAGCTAATCAGCGGCTGGAAGTTCGGCTGATGCGCCCACGCATCCATTTGCGCGTAGCTCACGGCGTAGTCGTAGTTAGTTTTACGGCACAGATAGTTGTACGGATCCATCTGGTTGTTAGCGCCAGGATTGCGACGGTTGGTGGTGCTGTTGTTGACGCCCGCCAGCGGGCCTTTGCTGCCGATCAGGATTTTCTGGCCGATCTGCTCATCAACGCCAAAGACGTTGATCAGTTTCAGGAAAGCATCATCCTGCTGCGCGGCCGCTTCAAGGCGCTGCTGCACAGTCGGATCAACGCTAAACTGTGCCGCAACGGCGGCGGCGGTGACGCCGTTCAGCTGCGCCTGACGGGCAACGTAACCGTCAAAGTGCCTGCGGGTGGAGTTTCTCATGTGCGGTTTCTCTCTTTATGGATATCAGTAGTCAGCGAGCTGCGCGTTAGCGCCGCCGTTCGCTGGCTGGCGCTGGCTGAAATTGCCGTCCGTCCCTTCAAGCTGCTGGCGCAGTGCGGCAAGGTCAGTGGTCAGCTTCTGGATGGTAACCTTGTCCTGCTGACGCTCCTGCTCGGCAGTGTTAAACCGATCAAGCTGCTCAGACTGCGACTGAGCCACGGCCTCAACGGCCTGATGTACCTGGCTGAAGCGCTGATCGTCGGTTTTCTGGCCCTTACCGAGAATGCCCATTACGCGGTTAAACCACTGCTTACCCTCGTCACTTCGCTGGGCGGCCAGTTCAATCACTTCCACCTCGATCGCTTCGGTGATCATCGGCGCTTCCGCCTGCTGGTTGTTGAAGGCCATCACCGAGGCGCGTTGCTGTGCGGCAAACTTCAGGCGCTCAGTCCCCAGGCTTGCCGGGGTGTCAGTCATCGCCAGGCCCATCATGTAAGCCTTGCCGTTAAGGGCAAACTGCGGATGCAGCTCAATACTGGAGTAGACCTTCTGACCTTTATCGGTCATCTGTTTCATGCGCTCGGAGGGTTCGATCTCCGCATAAAGTCCAGTGCGACCGGCCAGCGGCCCTTCGGTAATATCCTCGGCGCTCAGCGCCACAACATCCCCCATCGCGCCAAAATCGCTACCGGGATACGGAGAGAGAAAGTGCTCGATGTTGACGCGTGCGGCGTACACCTCAAGGTTGTAGTTCGCCGCTGCGTCGCGGAGGTGCTGCGGCTGGATTTCGCGGCCATCCACGGTGTTACCGGAGACGGCAACGCGAAACTTCTTACGGGGTTTGGTTGTGCCTGCCATGTTCGTTTACTCGCTCGGTTTCTGAGTTCCCGGTGATGATGGCAGGCGGTGACGCACGCGCTCAACGCGTTGTTGTTGTGAGGGGGCGGCCACAACCAAAAGCGGGCGAAAGGGCACGCGCGCGCGGGTTAATCTCCCCGGCAGGAAGCGAGGAGGACAAATGGCGACTGAAGAAGCATTCATCATGCTGCGGGCACGGCAGCTCTACTGGCAGGGGTACCCTCCGGCGGAGATCGCGCGCCTTATGGGTATCAATCAGAACACGATTTACTCATGGAAAAAACGTGACGAATGGGACAGTACGCCGCCGATCCAGCGCGTCACAACGTCCATTGATGCACGACTGATCCAGCTCACCGGTAAGGACACAAAGACCGGTGGCGACTTCAAGGAAATTGACCTGCTGACGCGACAGTTGAAAAAGCTGGATAACGGCACGCCAGTGACGCAGCCGAAGAAGAAGATCCGCAAGAAACAAAACTTCTTTTCAGAGGCGCAGATCTCCGCGCTGCGTGCCAGCATCATCGACTCACTGCACTGGCACCAAAAAACCTGGTATGAAAACCTTCATCACCGCAACCGGGCGATCCTGAAAAGCCGTCAGGTTGGGGCGACGTGGTACTTTGCCCGCGAGGCGCTGCTGCGTGCGCTAACGGGTGACGTGAAATACAAGCACCAGCTCAACCAGATCTTCCTGTCGGCGAGTCGTCGCCAGGCGTACCAGTTCCGCAGCTTTATTCGTGCAGCTGCTGCTGAGGTGGACGTGGAGCTAAAGGGCGGTGACATGATCCAGCTGTTCAACGGCGCGGAGCTGCACTTTCTTGGCACGTCAGCCGCAACCGCGCAGTCATACACCGGCAACCTGTATTTCGATGAGTTTTTCTGGGTCGGGCAGTTTGCCAACCTGAAGAAAGTGGCCGGCGCGATGGCGACCCTGAAGGGGTTGACACGCACCTACTTCTCCACGCCATCGGCTGAAAGTCACGAGGCGTACCCCTTCTGGTCTGGTGAAGCCTTCAACAAAGGCCGCAGCCATGGTAAGCGCGTGGAGTTCGACACGTCCTGGAAGGCGCTTAACAGTGGGGTGATGTGCCCGGACAAAATCTGGCGCCAGATCGTCACATTGCAGGATGCGGTAGATAACGGCTGGGATCTGACTGACATTGACGAAATCCGGGAGGAAAACAGCCCGGAAGAGTATGACAACCTCTACGCCTGCACCTTCATCAAGAATGGTGAAACGGCCTTTGACTACAACATGTTGCTGAGCTGTGGCGCGGACGGCTATGACGAGTGGCCGGACTGGAAGCCTTACGCCATGCGGCCAATGGCCGATCGCCCGGTGTGGATTGGCTACGACCCCAACGGGGCCAGCGGTAAGGGCGACAGCGGGGCCATCTCAGTTAACGCGGCGCCACTGATCCCCGGCGGTAAGTTCCGCACCATCGAGACCATTCGCGTGCGCGGCATGGAGTTTGAGGCGCAGGCCGCCATGATTATTAACATGCTCACGCGCTACAACGTGCAGCACATCGGTATCGACGGCAGTGGCATTGGTGAGGCGGTTTACCAGCTCGTGAAGAAACGTTTTCCGGCGGCGGTGTGCTACCAGTTCTCGCCAGCCAGCAAGCGCATGCTGGTACTGAAAATGCTGCAACTGATCCGCGCTGGTCGCTGGGAGTATGACCGGGGAGAGTATGACCTGATCACTGCCTTCTGTGCTGTGCGCAAAGTGGTCACGCCTGGCGGCGTCATCACTTATGACACCGACCGTGCTCGTGGTGTGAGTCACGGCGATCTCGCCTGGGCGACCATGCTCGCCACTGTTAACGAGCCGCTGGGTCAGGAAGGCGGCAACACTATGACTGTTATGGAGTACTAATGAGCAGACGAAAATCCCCGCGCGGCAGGCAGTATGCCAGAGAGCAAGCCGACCTCGCCGACGCGCTGAAGTCAGCCCCCGGCCTGAGCGCGTTCACGTTCGACGGCCCGTGGCCGGTGACCGGTGCTCATGACCTGCTGGATAACATGTACTGCGCCAACAATGGCCGGTACTACGAGACACCGATCAGCTGGTACGGACTGGCCCGCCAGTTCGGCTATGCGAGCTGGCACCAGTCGGCGCTGTTCTTCAAGCGTAACGTGCTGGCCGGATGCTTTATCCCGCACAAACTGTTATCGCGCCAGGCGTTCAGCGCCTTTGCGCTCGACTGGTTTGTGTTCGGCAATGCGTACCTTGAGATGCGGCGCAACCGCCTGCATGGCCCGATGGGTTTTCGTAACTCACTGGCGAAGTACACCCGGCGCGGTTCCGACCTAGACACCTACTGGTTTATTCAGTCCGGGCTTGACGATCACCCGTTCGAAACCGGCTCGGTGTGCCATGTGATCAACCCGGATATTCACCAGGAGATCTACGGCATGCCGGAGTATTTCGCCGGTCTGCTGTCGGCCAACCTGGCCCACTCCGCCGACAAGTTCCGCAAGCTCTATTACGACAACGGGTCGCACGCCGGCTGTATTGTCTACGTCAGCAGCGCAGTGGCTGACGGGGAAAGCCTAGAGAACCTGAAAAAGACATTGACCGATACCCGGCGCGGTGGGGCATTTAAAAACATCCTGCTGAGTGCGCCCGGTGTTGGCAAGGATGCCGTGCAGATCCTGCCCTTCAGCCAGATATCGGCAAAGGATGAGTTTGTTGGCGTGAAGTCCTCCACGCGTGATGACATGCTCGCGGCTCACCGCGTGCCACCGCAGCTGATGGGCGCTATCCCGGAAGGCAACGGATCGTTCGGTGACGTCGAGAAGGCGGCGAGAGTCTTTGCGGTCAACGAACTGACGCCGGTGATGGAAGCGATGAAGCATGTTAATGACTGGCTCGGCGAAGAGGTGATCCGCTTCAACCCTTACGCCCTGCTGGAAACCCCGAAGTAGTCTGAAGGTACCGCACTGCCATTCCCGGCGGTGTGGTACCGACCTGCAGCGCCACCATTCCCGGCTATGTCGGACAACCTGCAACACTTCAATGTCATATCACCAACCAGACGCAGCCAGCGCCACTCTGGCGGGCTTTTGCCTGCCCGCTCGCCGGATGCACCGCGAAAGTGCGCGCCCGGCAGGCGGCTTTTGGCGAAGCATGCCGACCCCTTCCCTACCCCCAAAGCGCGCGCTTGCTCCCCCGCCTCGCCTGCGCGCTAAACATGCCTCTTTTTGTGCACTTTTTTCAGACCGCCCAGGCCCCGTCAGTGCTGGTGCTGCGTAGCAAAAACGATGTTCTAAAAACTGTGCAAATTTGTGCAAAATTATGCGCTATCATTCCTAAGTAACAATTTTTTCAACTGATACCATGCCACTGGTTTCGTGAGGGGGGATTATGACTGATTCTGGTATTTCGGGCGTGTTAACTATCGTGCAAAAAGCAGCCAAACCATTTTACAACCTTGTAAAGATAACTGGCCCTTTTCTGATTGCTCAATCTAAGACAGCTGTTGAAAACTACTCTGATTTCAAACTAAATAAAGCGCGCTTAGAGGCAATATCGGCACTACTTCAAGAGGAAGTAAAAAACATTTCAGCAGAAAGAGCGACCCTGCGCGATAAAATAACAAACTCTACAGGTCTTGAAAGAGTTCGAGCACAGAATGATTATGACTTATTAACAAAAGAAATAAACAAGCTATCCACAGTGGATAAAATAAAGGATTTCATTGGGGATAACGAGTCTATAGACGAAAGTTTAGAAATTGATGATAATTGGATTTATATATTCAATCAATTAGCGTCATCACTCAATGAAGAATGGAGGAAGCAGTTACTTGCGAAGGCGTTCTCTCTTGAGTTAAAAAAGCCAGGCGCCATAAACCTACATACCTTAAACTGTATAGCTTCTTTTGATGAAGAAACTTTTAGAATATTTGGTTTTTTGGTCAACTCAAGCATAAGATTATACGAAGTAAACTTCCTCCCAGCCCTTAGTGAAGAAAAAACCTTTAAAATCAATGAAAATAAATTTAACATTGACAACATTGAGTATAAGCTAGGCCATCTAAACCTCCTGAATTTTAATTTCGGATATGTTAAAATAGAAAATAAAGATATTTACATGCGGTATGGCCGGCGTGTATTAAAAATCCGACGCCCTGAATCCCCTTCCTTTCAGGGACCTAATGGCAACATTGGTGCAATTTTTTTCACACCACTTGGAAATAGCATAGCCACATTGTATACAAGGCATCTCAATGATTTTGGAAATGATAATTTCGAGTCTCTTCTAAGCGAAGCAAAAAAACACAGGTACATATTTCAAGAAATCGAAATGTCAGAGCAGCTATATAGTGAATTGGGCAATTAAAGTGTAGGCATCGTTAGTGATTTAACAAGAGGTGCACGCGCACCTCTTGCCTTCCTTTCATCGGGCGGTTGCTAATATCCATTCCCTCACAGACTTAATTACTCGCTTCACATCCATTATGCTTTCATCTCATGTAATCGACCATTATCCACCTATATACACCCACTTTTATCTGATGATGGATTGACAGGAGAATGGATACTGATCGCGGTCATAACCCCATTTATCATCCTGTATGTTCGTTTCGGTGATGACTGACCCGAAGGCCATAACGCTGAATTGCTACATGTTACCTCTCATTTCTCCGTTTAGCCGCTTTCTTCCAGCGCGTGACCAGGTCACGCACTGCCATATATTCGGAAGTTGGTTTATCTTTCTCGCCTGCACGCCATACCTTCACTTCACGCAACCGACCATTGTCCGCCGCGAGTAGGCCGCCGCCGTGGCGAACTCGGGCGCCGTCGGCGATTGACCGCACAACCTCATCGCTGACGAAAATCCGACAGCCACGAAGCTGCGCGCCAATGCTGGCGATCATCTCTTCGGAGATGCCGTGTTTTTGCGTCGCTTCTATTTGCTGCATCTGGCGCAATTCGGCCTCTGCTTTTTTCTTTTGATACTCCGCAACCGCCGCCGCGTAGTTATCTGCGCGCCGCTCGGCCTCGATCCGCAGCTGCTCGCACCAGCGCTGCTCAGCCTCTTCCGGCGTCAGGCTCATATCTTTCGCGGCGGTAACTTTTGGCCCCCATGCCAGCGCGGTTTCGTCGTCAATCGACGTGCGCAGGGCGCGCGCGGTGCGCGTGAAAGCCTGATCTGAGCTTTCACGGGTGGATTTTCTTAGCCTGCTGGTGATCTCCTGCCTTTGCTGGCGTGAATATCGCCTCAAAACATCGATATTCAGCGGAAGTTCTGTCACTGAATTGTCGTCGGGTGCAGTTTTATCATCTGACACCGCCGTTTCTGACGGTGGTTTTTCATTCGATCCGGCGCACCCCGTACAGTTATTGACAGAACTCCGAGGGGCCGCTACGCGGCCTTCTAAGGTCAAATTCTCGCCCGACGACGGCTTACGCTTCGGCACAATTTTGTAATCAGTGGTGCGGGTAAAAATGACAGATTCACGGATTGTGAAGGGGCAATAGACACCGGTGATTTTGGCGACCGTGTCACCATAATCATTGCCATCCTCGGTATATTCGTAATTGAGACGTACGCGCACACAGTCGCGAGATACCAACGGGCCGCCCTGGGCGTGGTTGTAGCCCGGCCAGTCCGACGCGTCAGCAGCGGCGCGGGCCTCTTCGATCTCGGGATGCAAAACCAGCTCGCGATTACCTAACCGGCGCAGCTCGCGCCAGGTAGTAACGGGCGCACCGCCGATCTGTTGAAACTGGCGGATATTCCAGCGCGATGCCCACGCACGCACGCGCTTTGCCATCTCTTTAACAGGCTGGCCAGATTCGTCGTCTAACTCGCCGTCCATGCCGTAGCCGTCGATATTTTTAGAGATGTACTTCGCGATATAGCCCGTTGCCGAGCCAAATTTTTCATCAATCGGCGTAACGGTAAAACGGTACTCCTGCGCGCCCGGCTCGTTGCCGTTCTCTTTCAGGGCGTGCTTGCGGAAAACCGCCGTTGCAAACTCCACCTCTTCCGGGTGGAGAAACAGCAACAGATGCCAGTGTGGCGTTCCATCATGGTGCGGTTCAGCAACGCGAAAACCGAAGGCGCGGATCCCCTCGCGTCCCCATTTCGCACGGACACGCGCCCACAATTTGCAGAGGTATTTCTGCGTCTGGCGCGGGCTGGCGTCGCGATATTTATCGTTGCGCCTGCCTGATTTTACGTGCGTGGAGTGATATCGAGACGGTGCAGTCAGCGTATAGAACATGCCAACCAAGCCCATTTCTTTTGCCATATCCTCAAAACCGCGCATGCGCACCATCAGCTCGGCGCGGGCGTTTTTGGGGTTGGATGTGCTGCTCATAACTTTATCAAGCAGCGAAGTGCGCTCGCCGGTGTCCTGGTCTTCCAGCTCCATGGCCTGAAGAAATTCAAAGTTTGCCTTTTTCTGGGCTATCCACTCTTTGAAGCAGGGATCTGAGCAGTACGGCGACGCCACCTTGCTGACGTATCCTGCGGCGATCATGAGGTGCTCGCGCCAGCAGTCGTGTATCCGACGGATTTTACCTAACCACCACTTTTCCGACTGAAGGCGCGAAACGGCACGCAGTGCCTCTTTGGCTTCCAGCTCTTCATCGCAATACCGGCTCCAGCCAGGGATCGCGATATTGAGCGCTGTCGCTTTACTGGCGATAAATCCGTATGCGTAAAGCGTGGAAAACTCAACATCAGCGGTTTTCTCATACTGAAAATCAAACTCTCGCATAAACTCGCTTTTCATCAGGTTGGCGAGCTTATAAGCCAGTCGTTTCAGGCGTTTTTTGTCCGCCCAAGGCAGCAGGTGAAAATCATCACGGAGGGGCGCAAGGATCGCCGGGAGCGCGGCCTGCGGTAGGTATTGTGCGTCTACCGCATCGACACGGCGTAAGACATGGCGTTCAAACGTACTGAACAGCCAGCGCACGGCCTCTTTTGGGTCATGACGCTCCAGCGATTCCAGGCGCAGAGAGAACCGCTTGCGGATAAACGCCGGTAGAGTCTGAACCCGGCGGCGCAGGTAGTGGGCGCGTCCCTTGCGGTCGAATGCTTCACGCGCGGCACCTTCGCGCGGGCGCATGGGGGTGCGATAAACGGTATCGACCAAATCCGCATAGGCTAGCGTCTTCCGCTCGCCTTTCGGGGTGAGATACTCAATTTGAGGATCTGGGACGTGGTTGGGGTTGATAGCCTGCCGTTTGGCGTTCCATTCCCAAACTAAGGAGGAATAGTCAGACATGATCTGCCTTTTCTGGCTCGCCATGTGCGGCAAACTTTTTTGCCCTCAAACGCAGCAGATGGTTAGTATTGCCAACGCATACAGCAAAAAAGGGATAAAAATGAAAGATAAATATGTAGAAGGAAAAGTGAAGTCCTCCATTGATGAGAAAATCTCCGAAGTAGTCCGCAAAGCGAAGGATGCTGAACTTGGTGGCATGCCGATGCTGACAGCGATTCAAAATGAAGCTGGTGATATTTACCGCGTCATTACTGTTGATGGTCTTGGCGCATACCTGGCTCTCGTTCAAGGCATTGCTAAGCTTGGGCTGACTGATCTTCATGCAGATAACCTTAATCCTGGAAAATACGATTCATTGTTCGTTTTCAAGCAATAAGCTCTGGCGGCAAAATGCCGCCTTTTGTTGCTTTTTTGACTTGTATTTATTGACATATTTCCATGCATCAACCTGTTCCAGCAGCCGATTCATTAGCTCATTTCCTTTGAGTTGATACTTCTCTTCGTACAAAGCCATTTAGTTTTCTCCTTTGATTTCACTACATTTTTATAAGAGACCACAGCGCATCCCAGACCACAGAGCCAACACGAAAGGCGAGATAGCCCATCGGGATCCAGAACAACAGCGAGCAAAGCGCACAGCAGATCACAAGGTTTCGCCAGAACCGGCGGTAATTGGTTTCTTCGTTCATTTGCGGTCCCTCAGATCGTTACCGTGTCGCCGGGCTTAACCTGGCGGGCTTCTTTTTCGCTATCGCGGATGATGATCGTGTTGCTGTAATCGCCGCAGCACAGCACCTCCACCTCGACGACCCAGAAATGGCGATATGGGCGAACGTCCAGAACGCGGGTCACAATGGCATCAATGGTGTTCATCGGAATGGCGACTCCTCATCAGGTCGGAAGGAAGCTGTAGCCGCACGAGTCCACCTTTTCTGATGCCCTGTTCCGCGTAGCCTGTACCGGATACGCATGACCTGGAGACCGGTACACTCGCATCAAGGATGAATGCTCTAAAATCAATCAGGGTGAAGGTGTGGCACTGCTGACTACCGGTTATGCGGTAAACCAGTGCTGACACGATTGTGCAATCCCCTGATTCATCGGCGGGATCTACTGCTAACCAGACTGGCTCACTCATCAGAATCCCTCCGCCCCGTCGAATGCACCCGCCGCAGCCATTACGCCGTAAGTAGAAGCGCCCATTACTGGCCCGCAGTCCGGGCAGTTACCACCGCCAGAACAGCCACAGCCATTGCAGATACGAAGCACGCCAATCACTTCACCGGCCATATCGCGGCTTTTGGCGCTGACAGAACGGCGAACGCTGAAGGCGTGGAGATTGAAAGCGGAGTAGTTCTCGCGGGTTTCCGGGGTGTCGCTGTTTGATATCACCGAGCGGGTTCCGTGCTGGCGATGAGCATCGAGCAGGGTTGCAGCCAGGGCACGATGATCGTCCAGGGTGAACGGCTTGCCGTATGCGGTGAAGTTGGCGGTTTTGCTGCTTGGGATGTATGGAGGGTCGCAGTACATCACTGCGTCTGGTTCCGAGTCAAACTCTACTGATGAAGGAATGGTGGTGCGAAAATCACCGCAGACAAACATCGTGCCGGTATCCTTCGCCTTTTCTGCGAAAAGACGCATTTCCGCTTCTGGGAAATGGGGGGATCTGTATTTCCCAAACGGTACGTTGTGCGAACCCTTTAGGTTGATACGCCAAACGCCGTTATAGCAATGGCGGTTCAGGTAAAGAAACAACGCGGCATAACGTTGAAGGGAAGATATTCCGCCAAAGTTATTTGCATTCATCACGTTAAAGCGCGAACGATGTTCATAGTACCTTCCCGCATCATTGCCGTTTTGGAATAGCTCACACGACAAGGCGATCACATCATCCGTCCACGCGGTTAACTGCCTAAAAAAGTTGATCAGCGCAAAATTACTATCGCAGAGGATGTAACGGCGGTATTCCGTGTTCATGAATACCGTGCCGCTGCCAACAAATGGCTCAATCAGGCAATCAGCTTTCGGCAGGTGCTTCAGCAGCTGCCGCATAACGCGGGTTTTACCGCCCGCCCACTTGATAGGTGACTTAATCACGGTTCGCCTCCATCGCGGTGTATTTCTGGATCAGTGGGTCAAGCACCAGATTCATCAGGTTAACGAGGGTCTTCGCGACTGCTGGGCCTTCCAACACGCCGAGCGCTGTCGCGTTTGCGAGATTGAGGGTTTTGGCTTCGTGCAGGGCGGCCAATGCGCCCTGAGCGTATTCAGGTGATCGGTTCATTTGCGGCCTCACAGCGATTCGAGGTGTGGGGAAGTCAGGCGTTGCCAGATCTCGCAAACCTGCTCGGCCTGATAGATGGCGTCGGTTAAGGCGTTGTGTGCAACTGAGCGGCGCGGATGGGGGGCGTAACCGATAGCTCCGGCCACTGTAAGCAGCGAACGGAAGCAGCATTCATTCCAATAAAGCCACGGCAGCATGGAAACGCCTTCGAGCGATGAGCGTTCAAATGCAGATTTGAGGATCGGGAAATCAAACGAACCGCCCTTGCACCACACCTTCAGATTCTTTTTCTTGGTTTCAGGGAATGCGCCTTCAATGAATTTGGCGAAATCCAGCATCACCTCAATTTCATGCGACTTCGCGCCTACCAGCTCGCTGATTGGTTCTTTATCTTGCCTGAGCCACCACATCACCGTGTCGGCGGAGATATGCGCGCCGCGATTCTGCGAGGTACGCGGATCAATGGTTTGATAGAACGAAGGGCCGGTTTTACCGGTTGATGGTTCGAAGAAAACCGCGCCAATCGCGCAAATCACTGCATTCGGCTGGGTGCTGAGTGTTTCAATGTCGATCATTAAGTGGTTCATTGTTTGCTTTCCTCAGTGATGGTTAATTCGCGGGCGTCAGCCCACTGTTCGATTGATGAATAAATCTCTTCCGGGGTGGCGCTTTCCTTTTTCAACTGGCCAACATAAATACGCAGTAAGCCGAGCAGGTGCCCGCGTTCGTGTTTCCGTGCGTTGACGCTTATTTCCACAAAATCCGGATCGCTTATTCCGCTTTCCAGCTTGATTGACTTACCCCCCATGCGACCTCCTGAAAAAGGCAAAACGAGTCCCCGGCAAAATGAATACCGTTGTTTTTAACGCTGGCTAATTAGTGGTTAGGGCGCGGCTTTCGTTTAATTGACTTGAATACCCTCTCATGCCAGTAATACAGAAAATCAATAAATGTCATTCGCGCACGCTCATGATTACCGCGAATTGTTTTTTCCAGACCGTAAATAATTAAATCTATTGACGGACTGTCAGGGCTAACGGCAATACGCGCACCGTTTCTCAGGTGAACCGTAAATCCCTGTTCGGCGTTTTCTATCGCCTCACGGATCAGCATCTCCTGTTCCCATGATGTTTTCTCTTCGGTGAAGATACTCATACAGCAAGCCCTACAACTGCTGGTGACGGTACCTCACCATTCATGATGGCGCTAACGAACGGACGAAGCTCGCTGAGGGCGTCATCATCATTCATGCAGAAGGCTGTACCGTAAACGTGCTGGACGCCGCTAGCTAATACGCCGTAATGCGACTCGCGGCCCTGTGGGTTGTTTTCCAGGTTGAAATAATAATCTTCCAGCATTTTATTAATCTGTTCAGCATAAAGGCGTTTCATTTCCCGTTCTCCTAATGATTAATAAAGTGGTGATTGGTGATAATACGGTCTATCGTTTTGCGCGCTTCAGATAATGCAAAATCAATTCCGAAAGAATCACCATCTTTCATAATTTGATAACGCTTCTTGCCTACCCTGCGCGGTAATACGCGAATGGTGAAGCCGCAACAAATCCCGGCGTGCTTATTTATCCAGGTGACTTTAGGTAGATTATCGCAGTGGTTACCGCGAATGCTTCCCGCGAACTTGCCATGCTGTGAGTGGTGTTTATTCATGTAGGCCCATCCTTAAATAATAAACACCTGGATAAACTTAAGCGTCAGCGCAACAGCGATCGCGCCGATACGGACGCCTGCAATCGTAGTGGCCATGAGTACTATTCTTTCTTTCAAATAAGGATTCATACCGTAGCCCCGCCACCAAACATGTTTACGCCCATATCATTCGCCAGCTTATTGGCTTTCTTGATCCAACCTGCTCGCCAGTCCTGTCGCTCAGGGGGTAGTTTCGACGTAGCTTCATGAACCATCTCAAGCCATTCGTTCCACAGAATCAGGAGGCGGCGAGTACTGCCATCAGGGCCAAGTACTTCGCGCTCAGTGACCATCGGTAAAAGGCGGCGATCCATCATGTGACGAACGGCTGACTCCGTTTTGCCGGTTCGACGAGAAAACTCATCAGCAGTGATCGGGTCTGGAATCTTAAACAGTGCGCTCAAAACTGCATCTTTCATGTGATAATCTCCATGTTTGGGGTATTACTTCAAAAATCACCCCACAATTGCGGTTTACATAGTGATATTAAGATCCATATAGGAGATTTGCAATATGAATATGAGTATTGGTGCCAAGCTTAAGCTTATGCGTGAAAGTGAGCGGCTGACCAGTCGCCCGGAAGTGGCAAGGATGCTCGGAATTGGTAACGATGCATTATGGCGTTATGAAGAAAACAAAACCGTACCAAGCACTGAAGTGATAACAAACATCTTGAATCACCCACGTTTCGAGAAATATGCCCTGTGGTTTATCACAGGAAAGATTGCTCCTGAGTCCGGTCAGATCGCACCGGTTCTCGCACACTTTGGGCAAGACGAAATAACCTCTCAGCCCTCAGACCAGAAAATTGGCTGAGCATCTTTCTTGCTTATCTCTATGAAAATTATCGCGTAACTATCTGTTACGTGACACCAGATCACGTGTTTACCAGAGGTGACAGCTATGACCGTTAAGCTGATCGATGGTGGACGCTATAAAGTGGATATTAGACCGCGTGGAGCGACAGGACGTCGTATACAGCGGATTTTTAAAAAGAAAGCTGATGCTGTGGCTTTTGAAAAATATGTCATCAGCAATATGCACGACAAAGACTGGCTGGATAAACCAACCGATCACAGGCGACTAAGTGAGCTGCTTGATAGATGGTGGGAGCTGCACGGCCGAAGTCATAAGTACGGTGAGAAGCGACAGCGCGAACTTAAGCGGGTAATTAGTGATATGGGCAACCCTCGTCTTTCAAAAATCAATAAGGGGTTTATTGCTGAGTACAGAAGCCAGCGCCTTTATGAAGGGGTTAAGGCTTCCACTGTTAACCGCGACTTGAGCACGTTACGAGGCCTATTCCGTGTATTGACTGAAGCGGAAGATCTCCACGCAGAAAACCCACTAAAAGGGATCACAGATCTCAAGCAGGAAAGGCCCGAAATGTCCTATCTCAGCACTGAAGAGATCGAAAGGCTGCTTTCAGCTTTAAGTAGTGACGCCCGGCGCCTCACTGTTTTGTGCTTAAGCACTGGCGGCCGCTGGGGGGAATCGCTGAATATGCTGGCTCAGAATATGATGCATGGAAAAGTGACGTTTACCAAAACCAAAAACGGGAAGGCGCGCACCGTCCCCATTTCTGATGAGGTCATGAAATACGTCAAAACCAAAACCACCGGCAGACTCTTCGACGTTGACTATGTCGAATATCGCAAGGTACTAAGGGAGGTAAAGCCAGATCTACCTAAGGGCCAGGCTACGCATGTTTTGCGTCATACCTTTGCTGCGCACTTCATGATTAATGGGGGGAATATCTTGACGTTAAATAAAATATTGGGACATTCGAAAATTGAGCAGACTATGACTTATGCGCATTTTTCACCCGACCACCTTAGCGACGCAATTCACCTGAATCCGCTTAGTGATGGCATCCACATTCCATCCACTAAAATGGTGAATAGCGGTTAA